AACCGGGGATTGATTCCCCGGTTCTTTTTTTTTGCTCTTTTTTTGCCCGAAATTTGCGCCGCCCTTTCATGGCGCTCTCTCCCCTTCTGTGGGAAACTATCCCCAGAAGGGAGCGTGAGACTATGGCGAATTTCCCACCCTATCAAATGCCACAGACCTACCAGCCGCCCATGTATCAGGCGGCCTATCAACAGCCCGCCTATCAGCCCGCCCAACAGGCCCAGAGCGGCCTCAGCGGTCGCATGGTCACCAGCCGGGAAGAGGCGCTGGGCGTGCCGGTGGATTTCATGGGCGGATTGATGATCTTCCCGGACGTGAGCCACGGCGCGATCTACACCAAGCTGTTTAACAGCCAGACGGGCCAGACCGATTTTGCGGAGTACCGCCGGGTCGCCCGGCCAGAGCCCAAAACAGAGGCCCCGGAGGCCTACGCGCTGGAAAGCGACGTACAGGCCCTGCGGGATCAGGTGGCGGAGCTGACGGGCCAGATCGACGCACTCAAGACGCGTCGCCGCGCACAGAAGGAGGCGGCGGCGGATGAATAACCCCCTCATGATGCTTTTGCAGGCCGCACAAAACAGACTGGATCCCATACAGATCCTCAGTCAGTTGGCCGGATGCAACCCAATGATAGCCCAAACCCTAAAAATGGTACAGGGTAAGACTCCTGACCAGCTCCGCCAGTTGGCGGAAAACATGGCCCGGGAGCGGGGAACAAGCCCGGAGGCGATCCTCCGGGGGCTGGGTATCAGATCATGAAGCACCCGCGGGAGCGCGCGGCCCGCGCTGCGAATATAAGATAAGGAGCGATAACACTATGGCGGATAATGATTTTTCCAGCGGCTACGCGGTAGGCGTAAGCGAGGGCCGAAACAACTCCGGCGGGATGTTCGGCGATGGGAACTGGCTTTGGATCATCGTGGTCTTTGCCCTGCTGTTCGGCTGGGGTAACGGCGGCTTCGGCGGTAACCGGGGCGGACAGGGCTCGGCGGTGGACGGCTACGTCCTCACCAGCGACTTTGCTAACGTCGAGCGTAAGATCGACGGAGTCAATAACGGACTCTGCGACGGACTCTACGCTCAGGCTCAGCTGGTAAACGGTGTTCAGCAGAGCATGGCCAACGGCTTTGCTCAGGCGGAGCTTTCTCGTTCTAACCAGCAGGCGGCCCTCATGCACCAGCTCTACACCATGGGCGCGGCCAATCAGCAGTGCTGCTGCGAGACCCAGCGCCAGATGGAGCGGGGCTTTGCGGACATCAACTACAATATGGCCACTCAGGCGTGCGATACCCGTAACACCGTCCAGACGGCGGCCCGGGATATCATCGACGCTCAGAGCGCCGGGACTCGCGCCGTGCTGGATTTCCTCACTCAGGATAAGCTGGCGACCCTGCAGGCCGAGAACCAGTCTCTCAAACTGGCGGCCAGTCAGGCCAACCAGAACAACTATCTGGCGGGCGTGATGAGTCAGGAGACCAATCGGATCATCAATCGGGTGGCCCCCTACCCCGTCCCTGCATATCAGGTAGCCAATCCTCTGGCCGGTTGCGGCTGTAACTCGGGCTATAACGGCTGCGGCTGCTGCTGATCCCCGTAAGGGTGACAATTCGGGGCGGGAGTCATCCCGCCCCTGAGAAAGGAATGAACATCATGGCCTGTAAAACTGTTTGTCGGCTCTGCGACCGGCTGGTGATCTCTCAGGCGGTCACCTTCGCGGGCGGAGCGCTGACCATCAACCTCCCGGCGGGAAACTACCGAAACGGCCAGAAGTACTGTATCGTCGTGGCTCAGTCCATCCCGGACACCGCCACCATCAACGCGCCCGTAGTCGTCACCATCGGCACGGGGACGGCCCAGTACCCGCTGACCAAGTGTAACTGCGCACAGGTCACGGCCTGCGGCATCCGCACGCGCACCAAGTACTCCGCCGTCGTCGTCACCACGGCCACCGGCGGGACGTTCCGCCTGCTGGGTCGCCCGGCTTGCGCGCCGAGCAACGCCCTTGAGTCCATCAACGGGACGGCTCCCGCCACTGAGGCAGGAGGTGGCACGACGTGAATGGTATCACCATGAGGATGCTCACCCGCCCCCGCGAGGAGGACGAGGAGGAACGCCGCCCGGAGGAGACTCGCAGACGGCGGGAGCGCGACTGGCCGGAGGAGCGGCGCACGGAGGCCTACGGCTACCCGATGGAGCGCCGCATGACGGCGGATCCCTATCGGCATCAGCCGGACTACACGGAGCCGCCACGGGCGGGTCTCTATGACGGAGGCCGCCTCGGATTCGGAGCCGCCCACTACGACGGCGGCATGATTCGCGCGGACGATCACAAGCCAACGGCTATCAAGGCCACCGGCACGGTATGGATGGACTCCCCCACAGCGGAGGAGGAATCCTCCGGCGAGATCGACCAGGAGTCGGCCATGCGCTGGGTACAAAGCATGGAGGGGACGGATCCCAACCATCCCCGCGGCGGGAAATGGTCGCCCGAGGCGCTGAAACCTCTGGCGCAAAAGGAGGGCTTCCCCACCGACGGCCCTGAGTTCTGGGCCTTCTATGCGGTGGCCAACGCCATGTACAGCGACTACGCCGCCACGGCCAAGCGCTACGGCATCCATAGCCCGGACTTCTACGCCGACATGGCCGCCGACTTCATCCGCGACGCGGACGCACAGCCGGACAAGGTCGAGCGCTACCTGCGCTATATCGTCCGCAAATAACAAGATCCCCCTGCCGCTCGGGCAGGGGGAATTTTTACGCCGCCAGTTGAAATATCGCGCAACCATGATATAATAAGAAAGTCATGCAAGACTCCGTTGCGTTGGTGCAAAAGTTCGGATTATGCCGGGCTTGGTGTACCACATCCACCAAACCCGAACCAGAAATCTCATCCCCGCGGCCCGACAGATTGTAGGCCACGAGGACAGAGACCTTCTGGTTCGGGTTTTGTTGTACCACGATCTTATTCACCAGCATATCAATAACGTTCCTCATATAATCCTCATCCTCCAGACACCCATCCGCAAAACAGGATAACCACCGCAGAATATCCACCTCCGTCAGCTCGGGCGCGCCGCGCTGCTCATCGGCCAGCTCGGCGGCGATGCTGGCTTTGCGCCCCTCCAGCTCGTTGATGCGTGCCACCAGCGTGGCGGAGACCGCGCCCTGCTCCACCATGCGCAGGAGGTTGTCCAGCGACCGCGTCACCTCGTCCAGCTGGCGGCGGAGGGACACGGCGGCGCTGTCGTCCTCGGCCTGACGCTGATATTCGGCCGCGGCGGCGTGAGCCAGTGCCTTGATGTTGTCCGGGCTTAACAGCGTCCGGGCGTGCTCCACCACCAGCCGCTCCAAGTCGTCCTTGCGGAGGGTGGGCATCTTGCACCCGAGGCGGCGCTTGCGCCCGCTGCACGCGTAGTAGTAGTACCGCGTCCCGGAGTGGTTGTGGCCGCTCTCCCCCGCCATGGGCTTGCCGCACGCGCCACAGTAGAGCTTCGTGCTCAACAGATAGTTGATCGTGGCCTTGGTGCGTCCGGGGGCCGTCGTGTTTTTGCGGAGCCGCTCCTGTACCCGGCGGAAGGTGCCGGGGTCGACGATGGGCGGGACTTGCCCCACCAGCTCCACCTCGCCATTATAATGATAGGTGCCGATGTACTTCCTGTTGGATAGCAGGGCGTTAAAGGATGAGCGGTTGAACGCCTTCCCGGCCCGGGTGCGGTAGCCCTGCGCATTCAGCTCGTCCGCGATCCGGGCGAGGCTCATGCCCTCGGCGTAGCGCTCAAAGGCCAGCCGGACGGCGGGTGCGGTGGCCGGGTCGATCTGTAGCCGCTTATCCACGGACACATAGCCAAGCGGGATGGTGCCGCCGGTGGACAGGGCCTTGGTGGCGTTCTCGTGCATCCCGCGCGTCACGTCCTGCGCGAGGGATTTGCTATAGAATTCGTCGAGACTCTCGAAGATGCCCTCGATCAGCGCGCCCTCCGGGTTGGCGCTGATGGGCTCGCACGCGCTGACCACCTTGACGCCATTCTGCCGGAGCCGGGCCTTGTAGACGGCGCTGTCGTACCGATTCCGGGCGAAGCGGCTGAACTTGTAGACGATGACCACCTCAAAGCCCCGGCGGCTGCTGTCGCGGATCATCCGCTGGAAATCCTCCCGGCGCTCCACGTCCCGGCTGGCGGACAGGGCGCGGTCGGTGTACGTGTCCACGACCTCGTAGCCCTCCCGGGCCGCGAACTCCTGACAGACCCGGAGCTGCCCCTCGATGCTGATCTCCTGCTGCTTCTCACTGGAGTAACGGGCGTAGATAACTGCTTTCATACGCTCACCCTCTGACCGGCGAGCCGATCGCCGCGTGGCCGTAGCGGATCAATCCACGATCCCCGCCGGTCACGTCCCAGGCAAACCATAGACAGATGATGACCAAGATCACAAGCAAGGCCAG